AATCTTTCGGTTCCAGTTACTGTTGCACCACCTAGTAGTGATGTACCAGAACCAACAACCATAGTAGTAGCACCAGCCGTAATGGCTGATGTTAATGTAGTCTGTTGTGAACGGGATGAGTATTTGCGTGTTGTCATTTATGTTCCTATCGGCTGTAGTGAACTCGGGCTGGGTACTGTTGCTGTTGTGCTCTTGTTTCCTCGGCCAAGCGTTGTGTGTATAGAGCAAAGAGTTGTCGTGTTGCATTTGCTGATGAACCGTATGGACGTTTAGCATCTGTTTCATCTGCTTGTGGGCTAACCATTGCAGCACGGGCTGGGTCAAGATAAGTAAGTAATCTATATGCAGCACCAAGAATTACCACGTCTCTAACAGACTCAGGTAATCCAGTTGTTGTCGTAAATACATCATTGTTGTTGGATAGTGCTGTTGCTTCTGTGGCATACACAACCTTGACGGTTCTACCAGGAGTAATAACATCTCCAATAGTTACTGTTTGTGATGTAGCACCCCAAGTATTAATCTCTGGCAGTGCATCAAAATCAAATCTTCTAACACGAATCCATTCTTTAGATGGACCAATACTTTCCCAGTTCATTGAAAGAATATTTCTAATATTTAAATTCTCTAATTCATAGGTAGTAATCGCTGCGTTGTATGTAAAAGTAGTCTGTTTGACTGCAAAGATAGATGTCCCCAAAGAACGGATAGTATCATTTATAGCACGTTTTACTGAATAACGTGGGAACGTCGGACTGATAATGACCCTAGTTCCAGCAGCAGCGGTAGAGGGTGTGGTACCTAGGTAACCACGACCATATGGAGATACGGTTGCCGTATTAGCAATACGGTCAAAGGAGTCAATCCATAGTAGTTCTTCGCCAATTTCAATAGTACCTTTACCAAGGTCTGTACTTGCAAGTTGTAGAACTGTAGGGCTAGCAATGGTAGATGTTGTAGTGGCTAATGTTGCAGTAAGATGTGTGGACTTATCCTGCTGTAGGGTATAGCCAGCAAGGTTAATAAGAACTTCATCAACCATGTTATTTAGAGTAGTCACTATAATTTACCTTATCTGTACTTAGATGTTTTTTTGGCTATTGATTTAGGTTGTTTAACAAATTGTTTGCCCCGTTTATTACCTTTAGCCTTAGCCTTATTGGTTGCAGCCTTTTCAGCAGGACTTAATGCAGCCCAGGCTGCCTCTGGTAGATATCTTTTCTTGCCCTTAGATGGCTTGCCATCAGAAGTTTTCCACTTCTGTGCAGTCCAATCCTTTAAAGACTTTTGAGACTTAGCAAGTGCCATTACTTGTATCCTCCGCCAGCCTTCTTATATTGCACAGCAAGTAGTTGTGCCTTACGTGCTGACCATTCCCCTGGGTCTCCGCCCTTAGAACCAGCCTTAATTTTTTTAAATAATGATGCTCTCATACCAGGCTTGGTATAGTTACCCGCCTGATTAACTTTAGACTTTGCTTTCTTTTTCATCGGCAATTACAATCCCAAGCACGAAGTGATTTGTTAATTCTAGAGTTAGGGTCTCTTGCTGTTTTAGCAGAGGTTAGTTTAGATTTCATACCGCACATACGGCTACAAAAAGATTTGCGTCTAGCGGCAGACTTAGGCGATTTCTTAGCCTGAGCAGCCTTAACTGGTGCTTTCAGGTTCATACCTTGTGCTCTAGCAGAAGCCCTACCTTTGGCGTTTAAACCACCTTTAGGGTTCTTACCTTCTTTTCGTGTCCATGCTGGACTCTTTGCCATGTTCCCCATACTTTCCAAGAACAGACCTAATAGTTCCATTTTTATCCATACGAACTACTAGGCCATTCTTAATTTGAATTGAATTAAAACCGTCATGCCTTGGTAACTTTGAAGACATTGTTATTTACTTTTTGGCATTCTTCGAAGTGTTCGTGTTACTCCTTGGCCTGTTTGATAACCAACTGGTCCAGGAGAAGCCTTTGCCTTATAAACAGCATTTTGAAAACGTGTCTCTCCATAAAGGCGACGAACTGCTTCTACTAACTTTGCTTGCTTAAATGCAGAAGCATCTGATTTACTTGCTCCCATAACAGGATTTTTAGCAGCAGCAGCAATGGCTTTTTTCATTCCCATTTTTTTAACAGCGTCAATCTCTGCTTGACTAATCTTTACTTTCTTACCTTTTTCGTCGGTTAGATTTCTTTTAACAGCCATGTTACTTCTTCTTTCCCATTTTCTTCATAGTCATTTTCTTAGCAGGTTTTCTCATAACCATTTTCTTACCAGATTTCTTGGCTTCTTTCTTTGCCATAGCCATTCCTTTTTTGCTGTAAGAAAATTCTTTTCCGTTTACCATTGGCATATCATGCTCCTATTTCTGTCATAACCTTTGCGGTTTTTTTATTTATTTGTTTTGCATTTGGGTCTTTTTCGGCATTGTATGCCCTTCCCAAATTCTCTGATGCTTTCTCTGCAGCAACTATTTTTTCCATAGTAGTTCCTGCTGGTTGAATACCCTGCTTACGAGCATTCCTATAGGCTTCTAGTTCGCCCTCCCACTTACGTCTTGGCATAGATGCTCTGCCATTGGCATCACCTGTGCTCAATTGTAATCCTTTAGCCTTGCATCCAAAGCAAGGGTCTATATGACAATTACTATGGTCTATTACTAAAACTTCTTCTTTACTTATAAATGGTTTAGGTGATGTAGCATCACACTCAGTACATCCATATAAGGATACATACTGATTCATCTGACCATCTTTTAATTCATATGCCCAATTAAGAACTTTAGTTTTATGGTCGCACTCCATATTGCCCCCTACTGTGCTGTGAAGTTAGCCTCTGTAACTCCCACATTGCCTGCTATTAATCTTGCCTTAGTATCTTCGTCAACTATATGACGGCTGCCGCCAAGGTAAGCCTCTTGATAACTTTGCAAATCTTCATCTACTAAGTAGCGTACTTGCTTGTATACACCATTATCACGAATAATAGTTATACCACGGTCTAATTTATAAAAGTAAAATAAGCGGTGTCCACCCGCTGGACCTTCTCTAACTATTGGTGTATCAAAAACATATGTAGTCATTTAAGTCCTTTATTAAGAGAGGGGCAGGGCGTAAGCCCCACCCCTCATTGCTACTAAAGAGCAGCGATTGATGAACCTGATTCGATTCGATATAGTGCTTCTTCACGGTAGCGAGCAAATCCAAGTACGCCGTACCAACCCATTGGGCGGTGACGCATTAACTTGTCAACTACTGGTCCGATAACTACATGTGGCTCTTCAGCAACGGCTTGTGCCATGGCTTGTGAACCGCAGATAATTGTACGGAAGTTACGAGTAACAGGAGTTACGGTTACAACTGTTGTAGCAGTTACTGCAGCGGAGTTTTCTACGCTTACTGTAATTGTAGTAGTTGAACCTGATGTTGATAGTGCAGTAATTTTTGCACCTGAGCCAACACCTGTTCCTGAAATTTTATCTCCAACCTCAGCACGGCTAGCAATTACTGAAGAGGAAGCAACGCCGAATGTAAATCCTGCTGATGTTCCTGCTACTGTTACTGCTGTTGTTGCTAATGTTGCTTGGTCTGCACCATCTTTGGCTGAGTAAAGACGTGGTGACTCAATATAGAATGCACCTTCGTAGTTACCAATTTCTCCTGCCCAGATGCGGTCTTGTGAAGAACCGTATTGGTTAGGAAGTAGCCAGCCTTGTCCTGAAGAGGACTCAGCACGTAGGTCGTGTGATACTTCTGGGTGGATACCAGCCCAGTATAGTGAACCCTTACGTGCAACAGCCTTAGCAGAACGTAACTTAGCGACAGCCCTACGGATGTCTGCTGAGTCAATTGTTGCTGCTGCTGTGATTGTTGCTGTTGAGGTTGCTGTTGAACCTGAGTAGATTACGTTTGTTCCAGCACGCAATGTCTCCATTGCTACTGCATCAATTGAATCTGCTAGGTTGTAAGCGATAATGTTTGCGATTGCTGGGTCTACATCAGCAAGGCTGAATAGTTCCAACGCACGTGTTACCAACACTGAGTTACCGTACTCATTAAGAGTAATAGCAACTGTGGTTGGTGTTGATAATGCTACTGCATCTGGGTCAACTGTCTCAGATAGAGTAGATGTTTTTTGTGCCAAGTCAACGTACTTTTGTAAAGTTACGGTTGAACCTGGTGTTGATTGACGGGCAGGTGTTTTATCTGCGACTGAACGAATTAATGGTTCAGAACGGAGAGCGAACTCCAGTAAGCGGTCATACGCTTGCTGAACTAGACCTGCACTACCAGCGGTACCTCCAAGTGTGGAAGCGCCTGTACCTGTATAGGCATTAGCCATGTGTCACCTCCAAGTGACTATGAACGGAATTATTGTTGTGAGCGAAGCACATCCAATAACGCATCCATTGAATCTGCGTTATTAATGCGAAGAGATAAATCTTCCGCTCTATCAGGGGTCATAGCGCTCTGAGTTAATACATCTTGCTGTCTTAAGGCAGCCTTATCTATTTCACTTACAGCAGGCTCTTCTTTATTGTTCTTAATTCCAAATAAATCAGCATTATCTTCAAGCCAGTTATTAACTGTCTCTTCGT